GCGGCAGCATGACTTGTATCTGGGTCATTTGTGCGAACAAGTTCTTTGGGATGAGTGCCAAAAATACGCTTGAAAAGATCATCGTTGTTCATAAGCCACCTCAAAAGTTCATGTCATCATCAGGTTGATCGGTCTGCCGTGTCCGATCCTGTGGCTTTGGGTCATTCATGTATGCCCAGCCGTCCCACCCGCCTTCGCGCAACGGGATCACATCAATCTTTAGCATTGGGCCGTTCTTTGTGTCAATCACAGACCCAATTCGCTGGTAACGCTTCTTTGTTTGGCCTTCGCTGTTGCGGTATTCACCAACGATGCACGAAATTTCTTTGACTACTTTTGACATTTTTACTCTCCAATGATTGATTTCAGGGCGATAACTTTGGCATCTACTTCTGCCAAAAACTTCAAGACTTCTTCTTCGGTGATTCTGAGCCAGTCTGGATTACGATCAACTCTGTAAACAAACAACTGTGCCTTCGTTGGCATTCTGGGATCGAATACAACATAGTGACACCAAGAGCGATCAGCGCAACGCATCTGCCATTGCATCTGGGCGTAATACTTGGCATCCACTGGATTTGCTCCCTGAGAGTAAGACAGCCAGCATTCCAAGGCAGTGCTTGATGATGGGCATTTGATCTCCACCATTCCATCGTCACCCACCAGGCCATCGGGTGAAGCTCCAGAGGCTTCAATGTCGGGGTGAGGTATGAACCCCACTTCCTCTACCATCTGCCCCGTATGAGCCTCGTAAGCAGCTCTAGCGAAAGGTTCTTGCTCCGTACCCCATTGCATTGCGGCATTAGAGTAAGACTCGCCTCTGGTCTGGGTGACACGCTCCAACACCAACTGGGTTATGTAATTGGTGCGGCTGGCGCTGTACCCTGTCTTGGTTTTGGCAAGCACATCGGCTACACGGCTGGCGGTGACTTTGCCCAGCCTGTCGGCAAACCAGCTTTCAGTTCCTTGTTCTTCGCTCATGATTTCACCTGTTTTGCGCGTTCAACCCGTGCTTTTTTGGCTTGAATAACTTCGGCCTGAAGTACCTGATTGCCTTGACAGGCATCTAGTGCGTCTTTGTAGACCTTTGCTAACTCCTCACTGCTGCCACTGCCTTCAATTGCTAACAGGTGGTCAGTGATGTCTGGTGTCTTTACCTCTGGGCGGCGGCTGGCGCTGTTGCCGTCATCGTCTTCTGGCGCGATACCGCAAGCGGCCATTAACGACCCGCGACGGGCATAGGTCAAACATGCCATCGCGCCTTGGGGGTCTTTCTTCATAATGGGGAATCTAAGAATTCCAGTTTCCAACATTTCGCCTGATTCATGCACAAACACGGTTTCAATCATGATGCCGTCAACGCAATCGTAGGACTTCTGGATCAAGGCAATGCCGTTGTCGTTAAGCGCATCTATGACAGCCTCTACGCAAGCTGACAGGTCAGCGTAGCGTGAACCAAAGTGCGGGTTTCTGCTGCTTTTGAGGGCAGGGCCAAAGGCTTTTTGAGCCTTGACTAGTGCGGTGGCGATATTTTTCATGCTGTGTACTCCAATGCTTGTAATTTGCTGATTCGCTCGTTGATGTCGTTCACGGTTTTTTGGTAGTGAGCCATGACTTCTAGCTTTTTTGCTTCAAGCGCGGAAATCTGTTGTGAGCGTGGGTCGTAGTCGTCTGGAGCTTCAATCTCGACCTCTTGTTCACAAACATAGGACAATGTGTCATCGTCTGGAAGACGCGCATAAAATATTTGATATTCCCCGTCTTTTTGCCATGCGTATTTTCTAAAGTGCAGAAAGGCTGTCAGTTTGAGTTTCATGATTTTTCCTGTGTAAGTTCAATTGAAAGTAAGGCAAGTTCTTGCTGTGTGGTTTCCAGCAAATGGTTTTGGGTTTCGGTATGAGCCTCAAGAAGCAATTCAGCAAAATGCAAACACTGCTTCTGAATTCTTCCTTCAACTGCGTTGTGTGCAACACTTTTAGTTGTGCGAAGGCTTACCAACTCAGCACGCTCTGCAAGTTTTAAAATTTCATCGCGGGTCATGCGTCCTCCGCAAGCATTGTTTCAATGCGTTGAATGATGGCTGGGTTGATGATGTCCATAAAGTCTTTGTGTGACCCATCAACGTGAAGGGCAAAGACTGTGTAAAAGGTCGGCCAGCTAGGGCTGATCTCTGTGGCTTCCTCACCGATTTCTTTTTCAGCAAGGCCGGTGAAGCGAAAGCCGTCTATCATTTCGTCGAAAACTACGTTCATGCTATCTCCTAAAAAGACCCCTACGAAGTGTTGGGGCATGCGATGATTGTAGAGGCCACTAAACACCCGTCAAGCCTTTTTTGTAGGTGTTTTCCCTTGTTAACAACAAATTTAATTGTGTAGTAGAATCCACCAATGACAAAGCAAGAAGCGATTGATAAAGCTGGTTCACAGTCCAAGTTGGCAAGGCTGTTGGGCGTGACCAGGGGTGCGGTCTTTCAATGGACAGCTCTCCCACAAGGCCGGATGTATCAGCTTATGGTCATTAGGCCAGAGTGGTTTAGCAAATAACGGGGGAAAAGCGAATTCTGCAACTGGAAAGCTGACTCGGGCATCAACTGACAGCGAGGATATAGCAGTGCAGCGAGTACCCCCACCTTTTGATTTTTAGTGTAGAATTTTATTGAAACACGGCTAGGTTGGGATTGATCCCCCAACCGAAAAGGGTACTCCCCCCTTGCCGTTGTTTTTTTCAGGGAGTTTGCGGAGAAAAATTTATGGAAAATGTGTCTTTATATGGCGTGGACTTGTTTGGCGAAATCATTAAGCCTCAAGCCTCGGGAGTAGTAGCGCAGCGTTTTACGCTACCACCTTTCACAATTCTTGATGCCCGTCAGGGTGAATGGCAAGAACGAAAAAGGGCTTGGAAATCTTTAGGAATCGAAAGTGAAGTTGGCAGAAACAAGTCTTTACTTTATGCCGACAACAAAGCGGGTTCTTACGATTTCTACAGGAAAAAAGAAGGTATCAGAGAAGAAAACACAGAGTTGAACACAAGCATTTTTGACCCTGTGCTTTGTGAGTTAGCTGTGAAATGGTTTTGCCCTAATCAGGGTCAAGTAGTTGACCCATTTGCAGGGGGCAGCGTAAGAGGGATTGTTTCTGCTGCACTTAACAGAAATTATTGGGGTTGTGATTTGCGTCAAGAACAAATCGATGCAAACCAAATGCAGATTGACAAAATTGATACTTCATTAAAGCCTGTTTGGGTATGTGGTGACAGCATGGAAATGCTTTCCCAAGCGCCTGATGCTGACATGGTATTTTCATGCCCTCCTTACGGGGATTTAGAGGTTTACAGCGATGATCCTCAAGACCTTTCAAACATGGAATGGCACACCTTTTTGGCTGCTTATAAACGCATCATTTTGCGTTCAGTTCAAAAGATGAAAAAAGACACTTTTGCTTGCTTTGTTGTTGGTGATTTCAGAGACAAAAAAGGGTTTTATCGCAATTTTGTTAGTGAAACAATTGATGGCTTTGAGCAAGCGGGTGCATTGCTTTACAACGAAGCTATTTTGGCTACAAGCATTGGTTCTGCATCCATGCGTGTCACTAAGCAATTTGAATCAGGTCGAAAGATGGCTAAAACCCATCAAAATGTATTGGTGTTTTGCAAAGGTGATTGGCGAACAGCAGTTGCCAAAATTAACAAATCTGAAGAATCTCAGAGTTAAGCCATGCACTACTATCAATTCAACATTGGTGACTATGTAAGCCACACACGGCATCTTTCACCCATTGAAGACATTGCTTACAGGCGGCTGCTTGATGCCTACTATCTAAGTGAACGCCCGTTGAACAGCGGTTTAGCGGCTGTTGCACGGCAGATTGGTCTTAAAGAACACGAGGCAGAAGTACATGAGGTGCTTCAGGAATTCTTTAAGCTAACTGAAGATGGCTGGATAAACACCCGCGCCGACAAGGAAATTTCTCACTTTAAGGGAAAAATTGAACAGGCGTCTAGGGCTGGCAAGGCATCAGCTGAACGCCGGAGCAACTCCCGTTCAACGGACGTTCAACCAACCAATAACCATGAACCAATAACAATGAACCAAGTATTGAAGAAGCAGCGCGGTTCGCGCTTGCCTCAAGACTTTGTGTTGTCCAAGGATTGGTCAGACTTCTGCACACAGCAACGCCCAGACCTTAACTTGCAAAACACCTTTGATTCCTTCAAAGACTTCTGGGTTGCAAAGGCTGGGTCTGGTGGCGTGAAGCTGGATTGGTTGGCTACTTGGAGAAATTGGGTTCGCAATCAGTCTGTCCCGAAGCCATCTTTTGCTCAGATCAATGCTGACATAGCCCGAACAACAGTTCCTAAAAATCGAGATTACGAGGAAACGCAGCGCCGATTGAGGGAAGAGGCAGACAGAAATTGCGCCGCCCCTTCTCTGGAGGTTTTAGCAAAGATGGCGGCTCTTCGCAATGGTGCGAAGGAGAACCATGAATGAGCTGGCTTTATTCGCGGGTGCTGGTGGAGGAATTCTTGGGGGACACCTCCTTGGATGGCGAACAGTCTGCGCTGTCGAGTGGGAAGCCTACCCAGCTAGCGTATTGTGCGCCCGACAAAATGACGGCCTTCTCCCGCCTTTCCCAATTTGGGATGACATACGCACCTTTGAGGGAAAGCCTTGGAGAGGAATTGCTCAAGTCGTATCGGGCGGCTTTCCTTGCCAAGATGTCAGTGCCGCTGGTACAGGTGACGGACTTGACGGAGAAAGATCAGGAATGTGGGCAGAAATGGCTCGCGTCATTTGTGAAGTACGACCCCAGCATGTCTTCGTGGAAAACTCACCAATGCTCACTTCTAGGGGACTTGGACGAGTTCTCGGGGACTTGGCCGCAATGGGGTTTGATGCAAGATGGGGAGTGCTGGGAGCTAACTTTGCCGGATTTGACCATAGGCGACAACGAATCTGGATTGTTGCCAACTGTGCTGGCAACCGATTGGAAGGGAGGAACAACAGCCCCTCGCCTGGACAATGGAAAACTAAGATTCGATCAATGGCGGGACTATGTAAAGCTAAAACACGGGTTGACTTACCCTCACCCGATGCATTCGGAAATGCGAATGGGATGGCCTGTCGGGTGGACAGACTTAAATCCATTGGAAACGGACAAGTCCCGCAATGTGCTGCAACCGCTTGGAGAATCTTAAGTGAATCGTTTTGAAGCAAATCAACTTTTGGATAAAGCCCGTGATGGACACAGGTACACCTTTGAACAAATCAGCGCCGCCCTCTACGCCACTGGCGATCTACATGACCCAGTGCGAAGCGAGAGAGTGGAGGAGTCGTTACAAAGCCAAGATAAATCAATTGGGCAAGGTCAAAGCCCAAAGCTGGTGGTTGCAAGTGAAGGACGACATCCTGAGAATTCGTGGCAAGGATGGTCTAAATATCTTGATAACAGAGCTAAATCGTGATGCAAATACACTTTGAAGTTAAGGGTGACCCGAAAGGCAAAGGGCGACCAAGGTTTACCCGCGCTGGGAAATTTACTCGGGTTTATACCGATAAGCAAACATTGGATTACGAAGCCTTGATTAAGTTTTTTGCCGCCGAAGCGATGGGCAGCACCGACCCGTTAGAAACGCCTGTAAGCGTGTTTTTGTACATCAGGCATGCAGTCCCTCAGTCGTACTCCAAAAAGCGCACTGAAGCCTGTTTAAGTGGCTTGGAACAGCCTTGTAAGAAGCCTGACATCGACAACATTGCAAAAACTTACCTTGATGGCATGAACGGGGTAGTTTTTCTTGATGACACGCAAGTGGTGGATTTGAATGTAAAGAAGGTTTACTCGGCAGTGCCTGGCGTTAATGTGATGGTTATGGAGGTCAAATGAATCCAGAAGAAGCAACCCAGCTGATCAGAGAAAAAGCCCCGAAGTTTGGTGAAGCCAAGGCTCAGAGGGTATATCTGGAGGAGTTTCGGAAGTCTAAAAAGGCTCTTTTGATGAAGGATGCCCTTAAATTGGGTATTGAAGCAGCTAATGCTCAAGAGCGTGAAGCCTATGCCGATGCAGCTTATTTACAGGTCTTAAAAGGATTGGCAAAGGCAGTTGAGGATGAGGAAACCCTGAAATGGGAGCTGGAATCTTACAGGTTGGAGGTAGAAATCTGGAGAACCAGAGAAGCCACAAACCGAATGCAGGACAGAGCGCACCAGTGAAACAAAGGTACATCAGGAGCAAACCCTTGTTAAAACTGGTTGCCAGCCTTGATTGTCAGCGGTGCGGCAGTGGGTCACAAGTACAGGCAGCGCACTCCAACATGTCAAAACATGGCAAAGGCCGGAGCATTAAAGCCAGCGACGAATATACGGCCGCGCTATGCCAAACCTGTCATTACGAGATCGATCAAGGCTCAAAAATGTCTAGGGTAGAACGACAAGACGCCTGGACAAAAGCGCACATAAAGACAGTAAAAAGCCTGTTAGACAGTGGGCAATGGCCGGTGGGCATCCCTGTACCGGAGTTAGAATTAAGGGGCTGACAAGCAGTTGCCAGCTTTCGGGGCGGCTTTGTTTGCAGCATTGTCTGCCCCTTTTTTTAAGGATGTTATGAACCCAGCAGATTCGGTTGAAAAGTGGTCTATTGACAAGCTAATTCCGTATGCAAGGAACGCCAGAACGCACTCAGAGGAGCAGATTGGTCAGCTAGCTGCCAGCATAAAGGAGTGGGGCTGGACAACACCTGTTTTGGTAGATGAGCAGGGCAGCATCATTGCAGGGCATGGCCGCACTTTAGCCGCACAGAAGCTAAAGATGAAGGAAGTGCCTGTAATGGTGGCAAGGGGCTGGTCAGAGGCCAAGAAACGGGCTTATGTGCTGGCAGACAACAAGTTAGCCATGAATGCTGGTTGGGACAATGAGATGCTGGCGCTAGAGTTGGCGGAGATTGCTGAACTAGGGTTTGATCTTGATATGCTGGGTTTTGACCCCGATGAGTTGAGTAAACTACTTGAGCCAGAGGTTGTGGAGGGCTTAACGGACGAGGACGCTGTTCCTGAGGCGCCAGAAGAGCCAACCACAAGGCTAGGCGATATTTACCAATTAGGCAAGCATCGGCTTATGTGCGGTGACTCTTGTAGTCTGCCTGATATGGAGAGGCTGTGTGTTGGGCAACTTGTAGATATGTGGTTAACAGACCCGCCTTACAACGTGGCTTATGAGGGTAAAACCAAAGATGCCTTAAAAATACAAAACGACAGCATGGGAGATGACCAATTCCGGCAGTTTTTGCGTGATGCTTATGTAACGGCAGATCTGGTTATGAAGCCTGGTGCGGTTTTTTACATTTGGCATGCCGATTTGGAGGGCTACAACTTCCGTGGGGCGGCACACGATGCTGGGTGGAAAGTGCGCCAGTGCTTAATTTGGAAGAAGTCTAGTATGGTTATGGGCAGACAGGATTACCACTGGAAACATGAGCCTTGTTTGTACGGCTGGAAAGAGGGCGCTGGACACCTTTGGGCAACAGACCGGAAACAGACCACTATTCTTGAGTTTGATCGGCCGAGCAGAAGCGGCGAACACCCAACAATGAAGCCTGTGGCCTTGTTTGAGTACCAGATGCTTAACAACACCAAAGGCGGCGATATCGTATTGGACTCCTTTGGCGGCAGCGGTACAACAATGCTGGCGGCTGAAAAACATGGCCGGTATGCCCGTTTAATGGAGTTAGACCCCAAATACTGCGATGTGATCGTTAAGCGTTGGGAAGACTTTACCGGCAAGAAGGCGGTTTTAGAGCAGCGCAATGAGCTTTTGGACGCCCAGATAGAGCCTGGCAAGGCAAAAGCCGTCAAACAGCCCGTTTAGGCTGAATATTGTGATTTAATTGGGTAATTTATCTTTCTTCTAAAAAAAGGAATGAACTTTCTTTAAGGAGTAGACATGGGTAGACCACCAAGCCCCAACACATCAGACTTCAGAAGAACAATAGGAAAGCCAGAACAAGACATCCTAGTCGCAGCAGGGGAAGGAAACACCACCCAAGGCTTCTATGAAGTAATGGCTGTCTACAGACACTTCTACAACCAAGGACTAAGACCCTCTATGGACTTGAACAACGTAATGATCATCATCCCGCTAGGTAAGGCAGGAAGGCCAAAGAAGGATTCATCAATAAGTTAGTGGGTACTACCGGAAAGCACCATCTGGCCCTTTCACACCCGCCCTTTCCACAGCATCCCAGACCAGTTATCCACAGCCTAGAACGCATTGTTATGCACATCACATTAACGCCAGGCACTGCCGAGTAAA